GAAGCAAGATTTGGTAAAGCGTCTATGGAAAAAACAGCCAAGCATAGAATGAGAGAAATTAAACTATGGTCTAAATTTAAAAAACAGTTTGATGATGGTTCGTTTGACACTAAAGATGTTAACACACACCAATTAAATTCTTATCATTTAATAATGAAAAACAAAGCAGAGACTTTGACCCAAGGATCAAGTCAACCAGAAGTGTTTAATGTACTAGGTCAATTACAATCTATTGAAAGAATAAAGAAAGAAAATGGACAAATCGAATCTACAAAAAAACCAGCTTTACCAGGACTCGGCGCTAAACCCGAGTAAAAAGTTATTTTTTTTAGTTGCAATGCCTAGGTCAGGTAACACCTTGTTTGCATCTATTATGAATCAAAACCCTGCGATAGCTGCAACTGCTAACTCTATTACATTAGAGATTATAAAAGATTTGTTTTTACTTAAAAAAACAGATGTATTTTTAAATTTTCAAGATCATAAATCTTTAGATAATGTATTAGATGTTGTGTATGATACTTACTATAAAGATTGGCCACAACGTATAATTATTGATCGTGGTCCTGTAATGTTAAAAGGTAATTTTGAATTAATGCAAAAACATTTTAAAAGACCTTTTAAATGTGTTGTATTGCTTAGAAATTTAATAGATGTGTTAGCAAGTTATATGCAATGGTATACAAAAAACCCTGATGCTTTTCCTAACAGATATAATTGTAAAAACGATGAAGAAAAATTAGGAATGATTATGAACAAAGAGGGTGCAGTTGCTAAAGAATTAGAAGCAATTAAAAATTCATATAATTATCCTGGAATGTGTCACTATGTAAAGTACGATGACATGGTTACTGACCCCGAACAAGAATTTAAAAAAATATATACTTTTCTTGATGAACCTTATTACCCACATTATTTTGACAATTTGCAATCAGTAAAAGTTAATGGTATAGAGTATAATGACAAAGTTGTCGGAAACAATATGCATAAATTATTTAACGGCCCTGTTAGAAAAGTTTACAATCCTTACATAGAAAAAATACCACAACGTATAAAAGAAAAATATGGACACATCAGATTTTAATTATGTATTTTTAGGACAATCTGTTTTAAAATATACAGTACCGTTAGATGTATTTTATACTATCAATGATATATATGAAAAACGTAGACATGAATTATACCCTGCAAATAAACAACTTGTAGGTAAAATTAAAAATGAACACTCTTTATTCTTTGATGGAGAACCTAACAATAAAATGCAACCACATAGGCATTTACCCGATAATGTTATGCATTGGTTTTGGCAAAAATTTCAACATTATTTAAATTGGAATAAAATACGTGAGTATAAAATGCATTTAAATTCTGTATGGGTTAACGAAATGAAAGAACATGAATACAATCCAGTACACGTACACCAAGGAACTTTGTATACAGGTCTATCAAGCGTTATGATTTTAAAATTACCTCAACAAACAGGGGTAGAATATTCAGCAGAAGATAAACCAATGAATGGTCGGTTACAATTAATGGGAAATTCTTCTGGTCAATTTTGTAATGTAGATTATTCACCCGAAATACAAGAAAGAGATTTTTATGTATTTCCATACGATATAAGACATACAGTTTACCCATTTAATGGATTGGAAAAAAGAAGAACTTTATCTTGTAACTGTGATGTAGATTATAACCCCATACTAAATAGGACAGCGTCATGATTATAAAAGAACCAAAATGGAAAAGCTGGGTTGTAGAAACAACTACACCTTTATTTACACCAGAACAATGTCAAAAAATTATTGACTGTGGTAAAAGTCAACCTCCACAACAAGCGCAAGTTGGTATGGGTAAACCTGGAGGTGGCACAGATACAGATAAAAGAGTAACAACTATATCTTGGATACCGTTTTATGACATGAAACCCATGTATGAGGATCTTAATAATTTTATACAAAGAGCAAATGAAAATCATTTTGGTTTTGGTGATATACAAGTAACAGAACAAGCACAGTTTACAGAATATCCAGAAGGCGGTTTTTATGATTGGCATATGGATTGTGATGTAAATATGGAACATGAACCGCCTGTACGAAAAATATCAATGACAGTATTATTAAATCACGAATCACAATTTGAGGGTGGTGATTTAGAACTTATGGCTCCTGGTAAAAAAGCAAAACTTAAACAAGGACATGCAATTACATTTGCATCTTTTTTAAACCATAAAGTAACCCCTGTAACACGTGGTGTTAGGCAGTCACTTGTTGTGTGGTTTGGAGGTAAACCTTTTAGATGATAATAGAAAAATTTTTTCCAACTATTGTATATGGTAAAGACGTACAATTAAATAATAATCAGTTGGCACAAGACATTGTTAATTGGTCTAACCAAGATAAAGGTGTTTCTAAAACAAATTATAAAGGTTGGCATTCAACAACAGACATGGGTCAAAAACCAGAGTATCAACAATTAGTTACAGAACTATTAAGAATGCAAAAAGAAATATATGAAAATGAAAATATAGATAGACATGCCACGTTAGGTAATATGTGGGCTAATATAAATCCACCAGGGGGTATGAATCAACCTCATATACACCCTAACGCTTTATTTTCTGGTGTGTATTATGTAAAATCTTCACCTAATTGTGGTAGACTTAAAGTTATGGATCCTAGACCAGGTATACAGTTTACAATGCCAGTAAGAAAACCAGGAGATCCTGGTAAAGATATGTGGAGAGATGTAAATATAGAACCTGTTGTAGGTAGAATTATTATGTTTCCTGCATGGTTATGGCATTCTGTTGAAGAAAATAAATCAAATGATATAAGAATATCAGTAAGTTTTAATTTTATACAAGATGGCTTTTAATAAATATCAAGTAATTAAAGGTGCAGTTGACTACGAGTTAGCTAATTTTATATTTAATTATTTTCTCCTTAAACGTGATGCAGTTCAATTTATGTATCAAAACAATATTACTTATGACAATGGTATGATGGGTACATGGACTGATCAACAAGTGCCAAACACTTATTCACATTATGCAGATCATGTAATGGAAACTTTGTTAATGAAGGTACTGCCAGTTATGCAACAAGAAACAGGGCTTCAATTAGTGCCAACTTATTCTTATGCTAGAATATATAAACAAGGAGATATATTACGTAGACATAAAGATAGACCAAGCTGTGAAATATCTACAACCATACATTTAGGTGGCAGCAAGTGGCCTATATTTATAGATGGTACGGGAGCAAACACAGTTATAGATGAATATAAACAGATACATAAACCAGGTGCACCAGCAGGCACAGAAGTCTTACTTGATGTAGGCGATATGTTAGTGTATAGTGGTTGCGAATTAGAACATTGGAGAGAACCTCTAGAAGGTAATACTTGCGCTCAAGTATTTCTTCATTATAACCATGTAAATGGTCCTTTTGCTAAAAAAAATAGGTTTGACAAAAGGCCGATGTTAGGTATTCCACCATTAAGGAATATGTAATACAATGGAGTTCTATGTTACAAAAAGTAAATTTTCAACCTGGGTTTAATAAACAAGTCACATCAACGGGCGGCGAAGGCCAATGGGTTGAAGGTGATAATGTTAGATTTAGATATGGTTATCCAGAAAAAATAGGAGGTTGGGCACAATTAGGTTCTACAAGTTTAACTGGTAGAAACACAGCAATACATCATTTCGTAAATGCTAGTGGTATTAAATTTGCAGCTCTTGGAACAAACAGAATTTTATATGTATACTCTGGAGGTATTTTTTATGACGTACACCCTATTAAAGCTACTACAACTTTAACTGGTGCATTTTCTACAACTAACGGGTCTGCAGTTGCAACAATAACTTTTTCATCTGCACACAATATAAACAAAAGCGATGTAATATTATTAGATAACTTTACATCTATTACTAATTCAAATTTTACATCGGCAAATTTTGACGATACAAAATTTATGGTAACAGATATACCCACTAATACTACTTTAACAATAACTATGCCTTCTAACGAAGGTGGTTCTGGAGCAAGCACCTCTGGTGGTATACGTGTACAACATTATTATCCAGTTGGACCAGCAGTTGAAGTTGC